ATCCCATTGGGGCAGTGGCAGGCACCATCGTTAGCGCAGCCGATGAACTAATGGAAGGGTTGGGCGATTTGATTACACCATCCACACAGAGCGATGACTATGCCGAAGCTGTGTGGCAGCGCAGACTCAGATATCAAGCCAACAGAAAGAAGAAGCGAGGACGAGGATTATAATCCCATTACAGCGACAAAATCAGCATTACAAAAATGCAGAAAGAAGAATATCTCATTAAAAACGCTTGTTATTCGGTAATAAAGTATTATCTTTGTAAACAGAATAACAAGCGTTCTTTGTTGATGCAGAAACCTGCGGTTAATGGCACTTCGCTCGTTTCCAAATCGTTACCTGTTTAGTTTGTATAGCAAGGTAACTTCTTTATTTTCAATTAGATACATTTTAGAAATTATCTCACATCGTAATTATTTTTTGATTACAGCGTAATGGCGCACAAAACATACCATTGACAATTTATTGACATTCAACATTTTACAAACTTTTCTTCAGCATTACGCCACAAAGGGCTTGTGATTTGCCCATAAACGCCGTATCATTACGCTGTAAACACCACTTGTTTACTGCATAAACGAAAAAACAAAGCAAAAATCGGAGAAACAAACCAATTGAAAGGAACAATAGAAAAGAAGAACGCGTACAAACATAGAAAAAGCAGAAAAAACGCGAGATTCGATAGTAAAAAGTACTATAAAATGCAACAAAAATTGCACAAAATAAATTTCTGTTTTCTTTACAAATAAACAGATTTTTCACGAAAAACATCAAATATTCACCAAAAATCATAAGGAATTTTTACTTTGTTACATTTTGTGACATGCCTAACGATGCAATGTTATATATTGTTCCTTACCTTTTTGAAACTTATTGGCAAAAACTCTTGCACAATTGATACTAATAAATTACCTTTGCACTTGTTCTGAGAGCAGAACATAACAATGAATTTGAAAACAACGCTTAATTACAAAGAAAAGCGTAAAATAACAAAGAATTTAAGCTAAATAAAATTTGTTTACAAATTACAAGGCTTCACAATTCAAATCCATTGATAAAACGATATAAAAAGCACCAACGGCTAAACTAACAACTTTGAGGAAATAAAAGCTCCAAAAGTACATTAAAATCAGGCCAAGCTTGCGTATCATGAAGACGAAAAATTACTGAATATATAATAGATTTTTACAACTCTCTCTTTATAGGCGTAATATCTGTCGTGAGACAAGTATTGCGCCTCTTTTTATGTTTAAACGTCAACATCTTCTGTTTTCAAGAACCGTATATTACATAGGTGTTCTTCATATTAATGCAAAAAATAATTGCATATATAAATTATATTATTTATATTTGCAGAGAATGACTAAGCTAGTAGCTTGTTATTCTGCATATTAGATACAAACAGAAGAGATGAAAAGGACAAGAGAGAACATTGATAAACTATCACTTTACGAGCTCCGCAACTTTACAGCCATAGTTTTTAGCGTGCTATTGATAGCAGGCAGCTTATTATCTATCCTTGGTTACGCAATGACAAATATACCCCGATGGTTCAATTTGGCGTTGCTAATATGGACATTGGTATGGTGCAGCTTGGCCTTTTTCCATCGCATTACACTTGCTACCCTATTGTCAGCTTGTATTTTTGGTTTTACGGTAGAGCTTGCATCTGAAGCCCTATACATGGCTATTGAAAATGTAGAAAAGGCACAACTATATATCACTGCGGACACCACGCAGGCACTAACGTTAATTTTCCTAAGTCTGCTAAGTCTTAATAAGCGCTTAATAGTAATTGTAGGCTGTTTCTTTATCTTTTCGTGGACCGCCATTTGCTTAATACTTAAAGAAGCGCTATGGGACGTATATGTTATTAATGCTGTTATTTTCGCAGGCACAACATACTTTGGTTACTTTGCCATTCACCGCATTATTTACGTCTATACCAATTATCACGACCTTACCAACGAACGCGACCTGATGCAGGCTATGCAACACATGGACCGCAATCAAATTAATGCGATTATTAAATTAGGCATGGAAAAGAATCAGACGCCAGAAGAAACACAGCGTCTGCTACACGCAGCTGGGGCCGATGCACAACAAATTATTAATGATAATGTGTCGGCAGTGGTTCGCCAGCAAATGCTAAACGAACAGTTATTAACTGAGCGACTGCCTGAGCTTACAATGACTGAGTTACAAGTTGCCAAAAGCATTCTAATGAAATTACAACTTAGTGAGATGATGAAGGTTACTGGAAAATCGAAAGGAAACATCACCACCATACGCTCTCGTATACGCCACAAACTGGGCGTAAATGCAGGAGAACAACTTTATAACGTACTTTTCCAGCGTGTTTATGGAACTCTTCCGCGCTCAATGAAACTGTAATTAAAACACGGTAAATCTGTATTTCATCATTATAAATACCTAATTCATAGCCGAAATACAACTTTTATTTTCATAAAAACAATCATTTTTTAGCTGCAAAAACATTGTAGCTAAGACACCTTATTATATATAATAGGGAAAAATTGTGGAATTATGCTGTCAGAATCTTGAAATATAAACATATAAACATGGAAATCAAAAGATTCTGAAGCCAAAGTTATGCAAAACACATATAAAAGTCAGATGACATAACTTTCTAACAAAAACTGTATCGTTGACTACACCATTTTATACTGTTGTTTGAACTCAAACCAACAGATACAAAAGCTTCAAATTGATAATAGCATAAATATTGAAATAAGTTTTATAAATGTTACATATTGTGACATGATACAAAATGTAACGTTACACAACGTTGCATACATTTATTTTAAGAACATTAAACAACCCATTGAATATAAACATTTTATCCGTAACTTTGCAAAGAATTTTCTTACAGATTGTTTTTAGGAGACATTTTGCATTAAATCTTCAATATACATCAATTATACATTAAGAGTTGTTCAATTATACATAAAATCCCTTTCGAATTTAGGGAAAATAAGTTTGAAGCAAACGCTATTACTTGCACTGAAAGAAATAAAAGAGAAAAAGCAAATATCAGGACAAGAGTTAATCCAACTTCAACAACAATTATCTGATTTACAAATGAAAAAGTATGTAAAACCGTGTGTAAGGTGTATCATGATCGACACCGAATTTGGCCTACTATCAGGAAGCAAACCAAGGACAAACAACGAAGATCTTGTAGTAGTTCCCCCAGAAACATGGGGTGCTAAGGGTTACTACACATCAGAAAATGTGGGCTCTATTTTTGAGGACGAAGAATAATAAAGAACAAAAAACTATTTTATTCAGACGAAGATGATGATTAAAAAGATTTACGGTATCATATTATTTACCGCTACAATAGGCATGACATCATGCACAAACGAAGTTGAAAATAACGTTATTGACATTACAAATCCCAATGTTACAGCGCGTCGTACGCTTAACATGGCAGCTGGAAACGATGGAACGCGCTCAACAGTAAGCATTAGCAACGGCAACAAATGGGAAGTAGGCGATAAGTTTATCGCTTATAACACCACTACTCCAAGCGGATTCGACTATCTGACAGCGAAAGATGCTGGCAAACAAACAAGGCTTGAAGGCGAGGTAAAATGTAAGAAAGATGATAAAATTGCGGTTTTCTTCCCACTAAAATACAACTATACGGGTACTGCTCCAGGCAATGTTCTCATCAGTATGCAAGAGAGTCATGCGAGCGAAAATGGCAATATTGTGAAGAAAACGCAGAATGGAACGCTTGAAAATATTAAGTATTTCGATTATAGTTATGGTGTCGCGAAAATTGCGGTAGATAACAACAAGGCGACAGGCACGGTACAAATGTACAAGCAATATGCTGTTTTGAATTTAAAATTCACACATAACGGAACGCAAATACAGAACATTAAAAAGCTCGTTATCAGCAATGTAACACAGGAAGCACTATTTAATTTGAAGGATAGTACGTTTAGCAAACGTGAAAAAGGTAGCATTGTGGTTGTGCCTACTCAAGCACGCGGCGAGTTTGATGTGGCGGTTTTCCCCGATACTAATTTCAGTCCGACGTTCACAATTGAAACTACTGATGACAAGGTTTATACGTTATCGGTTGGCGGAAAGAACATTCAACGCGCAAAATATATTCCTATTACGCTTCAGGTAAAAGAAAATACGCCTTGGGTTGACATCAACGGCACGAGATGGGCGCGATATAATTTGCAATATGATCCATCAGTAAATAACGCCGATTGGGAAGCGGGTTATCAGCTTGCAAAGAATCCTTGGGACTATTTCTATACAGAAAGCTATCCGCTATACCCTGAAGGCAGTGAGCTTCCACGTAACTTTACCACTGTGAAATTTGACCATTTCCGTTGGGGTGACATTGTTAATGCACATAATTATAGCTATAGTGCTCACGAGTCTTATGACAAAACAATGGGTAATATTCAAGGACAGATTAGCGGAAATAAAGAATTTGGTGACCTCGCGTTTTATGCATCAAAGGGTAAATGGAGGCTTCCCACAAGAACAGACTTTGAGAATTTAATGCTCAATTCGGCACAATATATTGGTTATTACAACGATGGCACAAACGATATTGTAGGTGTTCTGTTTGTCCCTACAAATAATACCCATTTAAAGGGCAAAGTAATTGATAAAAATAATCAAGTAATTAAGGCCTCAAATACATCGGGAGGCGTTCAGGTTAGGAAATATACCGATTCGCAAACCCGACTAAGACAGTTTACGATAGAGGAAATAAACAAAGGTATTTTCTTCCCGTTTGCAGGAATATACAATAATTATAACGACGGTTCGCCGAAGTTAAGCCAACCCGGTAATCAGGCAGCGTATTGGACAGCAGAAGGTAATAGTAGGAACAACGCACAAGCAACAGCATTCACTGGCTATTATCGCAGAGACGGACAATTCTTATGTCCTACGGTAAGTAGCGAAGGAAATAAAAAGAATGCTAAACGAAGCATGTACAGTATTCGACCTATTTTAGTAGAGAACTAATAGAAAGTGTGTACAGCATTCGACCTATTTTAGTAGAGAACTAATAGAAAGCATGTACAGTATTCGACCTGTTTTAGTAGAGAACTAATAGAAAGCATGTACAATATTCGACCCATTTTAGTAGAGAACTAATAGAAAGCATGTACAGTATTCGACCCATTTACGTTGAAAACTAACACAAACACCCTGCTCTAATCGGGCTTCTGAAAATAATCAGGGGAAAGAAAGGCCGTTTAAAACGCCCCTTCTTTCCCCTATTTTTGTTTCAAATCATACTCCCCTTTGACCCATATTTGAACTTGTGCAAATAAAAAAAGGAACTCTCTTTCAAAAGTTCCTTTGTATGTTATTGGTGATTCCGTTGGGGTAACGATAGGCATTGATTATCAAACACTTATAAAAGAAACGGTACGAATTTGGTACGATTATACGGGGTTGAGAGCAAACTCTACTTTAAACACTTGTATTATATCGGATTTGTATATATCTTGATAGTCACCAAACTTTGGGTCTTTGTTCTCTGGAATTAAGCGTATTTTGTTTTCATCTTTGGCCCTTACAACCCATTTCACAGTACGAAGATTATTTTTTGTTACAAGAGCGTAAACCTTTCCATAAACAATTCCATTAACTCCTTCTACAATATGTTTGAGACAAATTCTTGCGCCTGAAATAATTCTTGGCGACATGCTGTCTCCTGTTAAGTTGCACCAATATATATCGTCCTTATTATATGGTGGTACGCTCATGTACTCCTCTGGCGTCCCAGTATGGTCGTTCAACATTAAATCAAAACCTCCGAGAAAGTCTACGTTATAATATGGGCGTCCAACGCTTGTTGTTGTGACGACATTCTCTTCTTCGTCATGTAACCACATTTCGCCATTCCCTGTCTTGAGCCACTCTATATTAAGAAGTGGTTGTGCTTTATGCAAGTTCTTATATGTTACACTATAAAGCGCTTTTTCGTTACCAGACCTGCCATTCTTTTCCGCATTGCTAAAGAAGGCGTTAGGTAAACCAAATTCTTTTTGAAACGAAGCTATAGTGTTTGCTGGACTCTTTTTTAAATATTCGTCAAGAACAAGCGATAATCTTTGATAAGGGCTAACGTCTTTCATAATTTGCTGTGTTTAAGTGATTTGCTTTATAATCAAAGCAAAAATAATTGTGTTTAAAAATCTTTCCTTATGCTAACATAAATTAAATATCTAACACAAATCTATTATAGATTAGATATTATGTCTATATTTGTGGTGTTAAATCTAACGATGTACTGGTATGTCTAAAATACAATCCGTCACCTTGTATGACATATATTAGATTTGTTATGCAAATATACAGATTTATCTTAGATTATGCTGTAAAATAAATGGAAAAACTAATATGATAAGCGAAGAAAAATATCTGAACACAAGGCAAGCTGCTAAATTCCTTAATGTTAGCACAAAAACCATACAAAGGTATGCCAAGAATTGTGTTATTCCATACACAAAGCCGATGGGCCGCTACTACTTTGCAAAAAGTCAGTTAATAGCTTTTATTAATAACGAGCTATAGGCATATTGGCCAGCGTGCTGGAAATACTTATTGGAAAATAGATGCAGCCGTTGCGTCCGCCGAAAGACAGTTCCAAGTTGAATGTAGGCAAAGCGGTTGGGGTGGTTGATTAAAAGTTGCACCTCTACACATATCCAAAGTTAGATATGATAAAAACGTATATAAGGCTAAGACAAAAATTAGTGGTGAGCATGGCTCTTAATTCAAAGGTTGCGCTTTGTGCCACAAACATAATACAGCCTTCATGTGAGTTGAAACAAGGCTCTACTATCGAATAGGCATGAAGGCGCAATTTTAGCCCGCGAGGGGTGTTTCATGAATTTTTATTATCCAAGTGGGGAAGCGTCCCCACGTCCGGATAGGTGGTGGAATTGGTAGACACTAAATCAACTGCAATAGAGTACGTCCAACCTCTACGTTAAACAATAAAGGGTTTCGAGACTGGAGAGTCTTGCGATGCAGGTTCGAATCCTGCCCTATCCACGATTAACAACATAAAGTGATAATTCTTTTGTCCGCATTGCCTGTGAGGGTGGTGCGGATTTTTTTGCAAGATAATTTAATATCTAAAAATATATGGACGGAAAAACATTTATCGGTATAGACCCGGGCAGTAAGGGTTTCTGTGCTGTAATATACCCCGACAATTCAAAAGAGTTTGTTTCAATTGCAGACAATGACGAACTCGGATTAGTTCGCAAATTGAAAATAGTCAAAGACAAGTCAAATGGCAACATTGTGGCTTGTATGGAAGAAATACATGCGATTTTCGGGTCTTCTGCAAAGGCGACATTCTCTTTTGGGCAAATATTTGGCATTCTGAAAGGCATTCTTGTTGCTCTTGAAATACCATATCACCTTGTGCCACCAAAGACTTGGCAAAAAGAAATATGGATAAATTCAGATATGAATGTGTCGTATAAGACCATAACACGCAACGGAAAAGAAAACAAGGTAAAAGACATAAACACAAAGGCAACTTCTTTTAACGCTTCAAGACGATTGTTTCCGAATGTAGATTTAAGGAGAAGTGAAAGATGTAAGAATCTTGATGACAATAAATCAGATGCGTTGCTTATAGCGGAATATGCTCGTAGAAAAAATTTATAATATAATTGTGTTTAAATACGGGGCTGATTGTCTGTGAAGATAGTTGGCCTTTTTTCATTTACAAGACATGATAGATATATTAGATATTATAGAAAAAATCAACGCACAAAAGAAAGCTGCTCTTAAAACGCCGACTTCTGCTACATTTAATGAAGTGATAAGTGAAGTTACGACCCAAGTTAAGAATGAGATTAATCAAATGGTTCAAGAGCGCAAAATAGTCTACAACAAGACCTTAAATAGTTTTTCATTTAAGGTAATACAAGACAAAAAAAACAATGCCAAAGAAACTTAATACATCTGAATTTATAATTAGAGCAACAGAAATTCATGGAAATAAATATGATTACTCTAAAACAGGCTATATCAACAAAAGGACAAAAATTCGTATAATTTGCAAAGAGCATGGAGAATTCTCGCAGTGGCCGCAATCGCACTTGTCAGGCTGTGGTTGTCCTGAGTGTGGGAAATTAATAAGTATAGAAAAGAAAAGCCATCCATATTTATCTTTGGAGGAAAATATAAAGAGGGTAAAAAACAAACATGGTGAAAGATATAATTTATCATTAATTCCGCAAAAATACTCTTTGGAAGAAAAATATCCAGTCTTGTGTAATAAATGTGGAAATACTATATATGTCAGCATTCGTTCTTTATTATCAAATATTGGGGGGTGTAAATATTGTAAATTCTTAAAGCAGAGCGCCGAGCGCAAAGGAGTAATTATCCCGAAATTAAGGAAAAGAAGGTTTGGTGTAAATGACTCCGTAAATGTTGCAACCAATGAAAGGTCTTTCCAAAAATGGCGGTCTATGATACAAAGATGTTGTGATGAGGAATACAAGGCAAAACACCCGTCATACAAGAATTGTGTCGTATGTGATAGTTGGCTCTATTATTCAGAATATCGCAAATGGTATGAAGAAAATTACATCAAGGGGTTTGATATTGACAAAGATGTTTTTTGTTATGGATTTGATGTAAAGATTTACTCTCCTTCCACATGTTGTTTTATCCCGCCAGAAATTAATTATATGCTAACTTCTATCACAAAAACGAATAAGAAGAAACATCTTGGGGTTTATAAATCAGGGAAATCCTTTTTGGCAATTTATTCTAAAACTTATTTAGGTTCTTTCAGAACAGAGAAAGATGCGATAGCGGCTTATGTGTGCGAAAAGAAAAAACATTATAAAGATATTATAGACAAGTGGAAGCCTCTGTTAAAATCCAATGTTTATAACAAATTGATAGAAATTATTAACGATATAAAACAAATTATTTATGACAGAAACAAATTTGACAAAGCAACCACAGACAGTTGCCTCTATTATGCAAAATCCATCAGTAATGCAAAAAATAGCAGGGTGTTTTGGAAGCGAATCACAAGCGGCAGGTTTTATCAGTTCGGTAATTTCTGTAACAAATGGTAATAATTACCTTCGTAAATGCGATCCGATGAGTATTGTTGGAGCAGCTATGGTAGCCGCAACTTTGCAACTTCCCGTCGTTCCAACAATGGGATATGCGTACATTATTCCTTATGGGCGTACGAGCCAATTTCAGTTGGGTTACAAGGGGCTACTTCAGCTTTGCCTTCGCTCTGGCGAAATCCGTAATATAATTTCAGAACCCGTACACAAGGGAGAACTTGTGAAACGCAACAAGTTTACAGGCGACTATGAGTTTGATGAGGGTAAAAGAGAAACTGATGAGATAATTGGGTACATGGCTCGTCTCGAACTTGTTAATGGCTTCAACAAAACCATCTACTGGACTAAGGACGAGGTTGTAAAGCATGCTAAGAAATACTCACAAGCTTTCCGAGCAGGGCGAACATCGCCTTGGACAGACCCAGATCAGTTCGACAGAATGTGCGAGAAAACTGTCTTGAAGGCATTGTTGAGCAAGTATGCCCCACAGTCAATAGAAATGGCTACCGCTCTGAAATATGACCAAGCTCGTATAAAGGTAAACTCCGACAACGTAGAGGATTTGGACATTGATATGTTTACCCCTGAATATATTGACAATGAGCCACAATCAATCGAAGCTACAGTCGAGGAGGTCGACCCAAGCAAGGATCTATTTGGAGACAAAGAGAAGAAGCAGGTAGGACGTAAAAAGGAAAGTGATAAATGATAGAGCAACGTTCTCAAGAGTGGTTTCGGCAACGTGTTGGCCTAATTACCGCGTCCGAGTTTCATTACTTGATGAAGGACCATAAAGAAGATGTACCGCTTACAAATGACGAAATAGAGGCGTACAAAATGGAACACCCTAAATCAAGAAATATACCAACAACGAAAAAGGTCAACATGCCGTTTTCCGATGCCACATACACCTACCTTAATCGGAAAATTATGGAGCGTTATATTCCCCAAAATGGCACGCTTGATGAGTACATTGAAGACAGAACCGTGTCCAGTAGGGCTATGGACTATGGCACGCTTATGGAAAGTTCGGCTCGCAACAGATATGCAGCAGAAACAAATAGCGAAGTTATAGAAGTAGAATTTTTGCCACTCGAGGGATATGAGAAGTTCTGTGGTGTTAGTGCAGATGGAATAGTACGTAGCAAAGAAGGTGGAATAGAAATTAAATGTCCATTTCTCATAGAGCACCACCTTGAATATCTACTTATGGAAAAACCCGAAGACCTTCTTGAACTAAAGCCCGAATACTATTGGCAAATACACTTGAATATGCTCGCTTGGGATAGAGCATGGTGGGATTTCGTTTCTTATTGCCCTTATGTATCAAAGTCCAAGCAAATAAAGATTCTACGCATATATCGCGATAACACTATAGATAAAGAAATTGTCAGCCGTATCAGCCTTGCGGTTGCATACATGAAAAAGAAAATGCAACAGATAAACGAGGTGCAAACCAAAATACTCTGACACAAAACAGAGTGTTTCTTGTTTTACAAATGAGAGTGGAATAAGTCTGCAAAGGATTTGATACCCAGCTTTTTTAAAGAAATTGAATTTAACAAAATAAATAATTAGAAATGAATATAGAAATTATTGGCACTATTACCAATGTTCTGCCAAAAGTTGCAGGCACGTCTCAAAAAGGCGATTGGAGCAAGCAAGAGTATGTTATTAATGTAGAGGGCGAGAACGAACAATACCCTCGATCTATCTGTTTCCAAATTTTTGGAGAAGAAAAAATTAACACCGCAGCCTTACAGGTAAATGAGCGAGTACGCGTACACTTGGATATTGCTTGTCACGAGTATAATGGAAAGTTCTATAATCAAATTTCCTGTTGGAGAGTTGACAGAAACAATGAGCAGCAAGCAAGTCAAGAACTATTCTCTTCTCAAGCACCACAGCAGTTCCCTCCACAAGCAAACAATCAAGGGACACAGCAGCAAGGATATGTTCGGCAACAAGCAGAAGGAAGTCCGAACGACTTGCCCTTCTGATATATAATATATTAGCCATGCCATTATTGGTATGGCTTTTATAATCTCATTCTGGGTACGCTGTAGTGCCTTATGTTGAGGGTTTTTTGCCACTCGATAAATCGCCTAACACGCTGTGTATAAGCCAAATACACGCTGTGCGGTGCTGCTGCACCAAGTTTGTGGGTGGTATGCAGCGCACTTTAAGATTTAAGAACATTTTATTTTAAGCAACATATAGCAATTTATGGATAATGGCTGGATAAAATTATATAGGAAATTCCAAGATTGGGAGTGGTACACAGATTCCCAAGCAGTCCATCTTTTCCTACACTTGCTCTTATCCGCAAACAGCAAAGACAAAAATTGGAGAGGTTTTGTTGTTAAGCGAGGGCAGGTTGTTACGGGGAGAAGGAAACTAAGCGAAGACACTGAAATCCCAGAAGTAAGCATAAGAAGGAAACTTGTTTTGTTAGAAAACAGCGGCGTGATTTCGAGAAAAACGACCAACAAATACAGTGTCATAACTATCTGTAAATATGACGAATACCAAACAAGTGAGCCAACAAGTGAGCCAACAAGTGAGCCAACAAGTGAGCCAACAAGTGAGCCAACAAGTGAGCCACAACTAAAGAATATAAGAAGTAAAGAAGTAAAGAATAAATCTCTTAACAGAGGGTTCCGCGCAAAAAGCGCGGTGGATAAACCTAAAGAAAGCAAGCCTAAAAAGGCACCGCAAAAAGAATTAACGCTTACTACTAAGGCGAGAGAACTTTTTGAACTTTATTTCAAAGGAAAGACTGGCGAGGAATATTATTGGAAAGCTGTTGATGCTACACAAATGAAACGCTTACTAAACCAATTGAAATTTTCTCGAAAGAATAGAGGGCTAACAGTCGAAAACGCAGACTTACTTAATGCACTGCAAGTTTTTCTTAACAAGATAACCGACAATTGGATATTGGGCAATTTGTCTGTATCTAATATTAGCTCTAAATATAACGAGCTTGTTGCCCAAGCAAAAGCAGGCAAGACCAATATGTCAGTAGGGGTAAAGATTAATACGAGTGAAATGAATTATGACAAATCTACAGATTGGGGGTAATTATGGAACAGATAGATTTTGAAAAACAAATAGAATATTTGCGAGTTACGGGCTATAAGCCCATGCCAGAACTTATACATATACGCATTCCCGATGCTCAAGCAAACTTGCACAATGGGATTAAAATGTTTTGCGGAGAAAATACCAGGTGGTTGCCAGACTACGAAAGGGTAGCTGATTGGCTTAGCGATAACAAAGGACGCGGATTGTTGTTGTCTGGCAAGTGTGGTCTGGGGAAGTCGCTTATTGGAATGCGTATAATACCACTGCTACTAAGTTACTATTGCAAAAAGATAATCTCTATTTATACTGCACAAGAACTAAGCTCTAAGCCTGACGAAATTATGAAACATCATATCGTCTATATTGACGATATTGGCACTGAAGATATTAGTAATATCTATGGGAATAAGCGTGTTCCGTTTGCGGAGTTAGTAGACACGGCAGAAAGAGAAGGCAAGTTGTTAATCATAAGTACAAACCTTGACGAAGAACACTTGAAAGAAAAGTATGGAGAAAGGGTAGTAGACCGACTTCATGCCATAACAAGAAAGATAACCATTAGCGGTAAATCAATGAGGGGGTAATTATTAAAGAGAATTATGAATGAAGCAGATTATGCTATTGCAACAGCAATCCTTGATGAAGCTTGCGACGGAACTTTCGACTTGGAAGTAGAACTTGGGGATAACACTTGGGCCAATGTCTGTGTGAATATAGAAACGGAAAGTTACCAAGAAGATGATTACTATAGTGGCACTGGTGCATGGGTAACAACATACGCTTCTGTAGTAATTAGTAGCTTAGAACTGGTTTCTTACGACGAGGACGGGGACGAAATTCCCTGCACGCTTAATGTGCATGAAGACAAGATTGAAGATTATTGCAAGCAGCAACTATTAAATTAAAAACAACATGAAAGTAAAAGTAAAGAAATTAAGCCCGTTGGCAAAAATGCCATATAAAAAGTATGACAGTGATTTTTGTTTTGACGTGTATGCTACATCGTGCGAGGAAGTTGCCCCTAATGTTTATAAATATGGGCTTGGCTTCGCAATACAGATTGAACGTGGCGATGAAGAAGTAATGATACTTGGCAATGAGCGTTTCAAAAATAGAGTATCTATTGACACTTCTCAAATGCCCTTGAAGTTTGATATAGACCTTCGCCCACGCTCGTCCGTGTGGAAGACAGGAATGGTGTTGAGTAATTCCGTTGGGACAGTTGATGAAAGCTACACGGGTGAGGTTTCTGCTGTATTCTATCACGTCATGCCGAACATGCCGAAGTACGAAATTGGGGATAGAATCGCCCAATGCAAAATTGGTTTTACTCTGCCTATTGATTTTGTAGAGGTTGAAGAGCTTGATGACACAGCAAGGGCAAGCGGAGGGTATGGAAGTACAGGCTTAAAATAACAAAGAAGATGAACGAAAGTAATAATATAAAAGACTTGATTCCAATCGAGGACAGGCATGGGCGGAAGCGGTGAGCGCGAGAATACTTCATGCTTTCTTTTATCAATAAAAAGGATTTTTCATCTTGGATTAAGAATCGCATATCAAAGTATGGGTTTGTAGAGAATGTGGACTATGAGGTTTTCACCCAATTAGGGGAAAACCCTAATGGCGGAAGACCTTCTATTGCGACCTGATATTGGCTAACCATGCTACATGAAGAATTGAAGAAACATGGAGTGTTGCCATTGGTAGAACAAAATAATTAAAACAGAAAATAATATGAGAAACAGAACATCTGAATGGTTTGAGACCAAGGTGCGTTACGACAGGACCACCGAAGACGGCCAAAACAAGAAAGTTACAGAAGCTTACACTGTAGAGGCTTTGAGTTTTACAGAAGCAGAGAGTGTCATAACAAAAGAGATTTCGAACTACATCAACGGTGAATTTGATGTAAAAGCGATTACTCGTGCTGCCTACAGCGAAATATTCTTTAGCGATGTCGACACAGACGACAGGTATTACCGTGTAAAACTCGCATTTATCACGCTTGATGAAAAGACGGAGAAAGAGAAACGAACTATTGTTGTCTATCTTGTTCAGGCTGCCAGCCTTGATAAGGCTCGTGCATATATCAAGGAAGAAATGAACAAGACAATGAATGATTACGAAGTCGTTTCTATTTCTGAAACACCATTGCTTGATGTTTTTGAACACAAAAAACAATAATAGAGATGAGTACAAAAATAATCATATTCGTTGTGTGGGTTCTGCTTACGCTTGGCGTAATCTCAATGGGAACTTCTATGATTACGTTGCCTGATACGCTTGCCAACATAGCAGGTGTATTTGTAATCATTATTTGGGGAGTTCTGTCGTTCAAGACAAGATGTCTTACAGGAGTAACTAACATTATTCACAAATTTAAAAATCAAAAAAAAATGAAAAGTAAATTTTTGTCGAGCATTTTAATGCTTATGTGTGTGTTGTATAGTTTTACCTCCTGCACGGAGCGTATAGACGCTGGCAGCGAGGGTATTCTCGTGAATCTTTACGGTTCTGATAAAGGTGTGGACGATATTGGCCTTTGCACAGGTCGTGTGTGGTACAACCCTTTCACGCAGTCGGTCTACGAATATCCAACATACGTACAAACGGTGGACTACGAACCATTTACCATTAACGCAAAGGACGGTAGTGAGTTCAAGATTGATCCAACTATTTCTTTGAAGATTGTAGACGGCAAAAGTCCGTATGTTTTCAAGAAGTACAGAAAGGAGTTGAGTGAAGTTATCCATGGCACATTATACAACTATGTACGAGACGCTTTTCGTATTCAGCTTAATAAGTACACAACCGACCAAATCGTATCAAACCGAGACTTGGTAGAAAGAGCTATCGAAAGCTATCTATCTAAATCTTTGGCAAGGGAAAACTTCCATTTGGAACAATTGACTTCGGGTTTGCAATATCCAAAGACTATTGTAGAATCTGTGAATGCAAAGAACAGAGCGGTACAGGAAGCAATGAGAGTTCAGAACGAAGTTAAGGTAGTGCAGGCAGAAGCACAGAAAAAGATTGTTGCTGCCGAAGCCGAGTTTAAAGCTAATGAACTTCGCACAAAAGCATTGACACCTGCCGTTTTGGAACAAATGTGGATTGATAAGTGGGACGGCAAGTTGCCCTTGTATGGTACAGTGCCGACGATGTTTAAAGATATTAGCAGGCATTAATACAACGCAGGGGTTCACCTCCCCTGCTTTTCGGATAGGTGGCGGAATCGGTAGACGCGTCCTTAGATTTAAGGGTGGCATATAGCGTGAGAGTCGCGATGCAAAACGCTTTGTAAGTCCGTGCAGGTTCGAGTTCTGCCCTATCCACTAAATCAAAACATAAACAACTATGATTGAAAAAGAAAAGATTGCAAATCTTCAGTACCTTTGTTCAGCGGAAAAAGATAATAAAGTTGTTGATATTACCTTTAGAGGTAACAGATATTCTGTATTAGAATACAAGAACGAGCAAGAAAAACTTGGTAGAAACGTCTCTGTATCGGCAATAGACATAAACAATAGGGATAGTTTTGCCAAAGAGAAAATTATCAGAAAGTGTGATACTACAAAACTTAAGTTTCCAAAGCGCAAGGGTTGGTCTGTGCGTGTTCTTTGCCTTGAGACAGGTCAGATATACAACTCTATTCGTGATTTCCAAACAATAAATGACATAGGAAATTGGGTTGTTCGTAAAGTTGTTTATGAGGGACGAACTTTTAAGGGGAGGCATTACAAGATAATTGATGAAGAAGTAAAGCAATGAGTTATAGGAAAGAGTACCAAAAACAAACTATAGTCGCATAAAGTAAAATCATAAATATATGTATAAAAATCATTTAACACTGCAAGGTCTTCGCATCGGTGATTGGGTGCAAGAATATAGCGAGATTACAGGTAAGTTTTCAATGCCTATGTATGTGGACGCAATCTTTTCTGACGGGCTTGTTTACCTTGATTTTGACGGCAACGAGGGTGATGTTTGGGAAGCGGAAATCGGAGACATTGCACCTATTGATATAAACGAAGATTCTTTGAGAGAATTTGGATTTAAGATTGATGTTGATATAAACGATTTCTATTTAAATACCAATGGTGATAAAATTTATACACATAGATTTCAATACGACCCAAGCAGATGGACTGTCCAATTTGGTGAAGATGTCAGATATACGCCCACTTGCGTCAATATTCACGAATTACAGCACGCATATTATGAGTATGTCGGCAAACCGTTAGCGTTAAGTTGGAAAGGAATTTAGTTGTTCCATAATATAAGTTTAATTTTTAGTCAGCCATCATCGAGAAATCGGTGGTGGCTATTATTTTGATTATGAAAATGGATTTAATGGCTGGCAGCGGGAATGACGAGTTTTACACACCTCCGTATGCTATCTATCCTATATTAGAGTACTTAAGACCACAGTCTACTATTTGGTGTCCATTTGACACAGAGGATAGTTTCTTTGTAAAAATATTTAAAAGAAAAGGCTTCAACGTTGTCGCAACTCACATTGATAACGGGGAAAACTTTTTTAAAATAGATCCTCCTAAGTGTGATTATATCATTTCAAACCCTCCTTATTCTTTAAAAACAGAGATCCTCGAAAGGCTGTTTGAGATTGGGAAACCTTTTGCAATGCTCATAGGAGTAGTTGGAATTTTTGAAAGCAAAAAGAGATTTGATTTGTTTCGTGCAAACAAATTTGAGGTTTTGTATTTTGACAAACGGGTTCGGTATTTTGATAAACAAACTAATTTGACAAGCATGACACAGCCCCCATTTAGTAGCGTTTACCTGTGTTCTAAAATTCTGCCAAAGCAGATAGTATTTAAGGAATTAAATAGAGATAACCAATTAAATTTATTTGAGTTATGAAAGAAAGAAAATGCTACATATCCTTGCCAATAACAGGCAGGGATTTAGACGAAGTTGGTGAGAGGATAACCGAGTTATCGCGCAATTTGACCAACAAAGGTTATATTCCGATTTCTCCATTTGATAGAGAAGTGGATTTTAATGCTTCCTATGAAACACAGATAAGAGAGGACTTTAGATTGCTACTTAATTGCGATTATATCCTTATGGCTTACGGATGGGAACATTCTGTTGGTTGTCGTGCAGAATTAAACGCTGCGCTTGCTTGTGGCATAAAAGTAATGTTTGAATATGCGAAAGTACTATGATTATAAAAGGTAAAATACATTGTTTCTTTGAACAAAGCGGAACTTTCAAAAAAGAGTTCATTAAGCTTGGATATGAAGCAGAAGACTACGACATTCAGAATCAATTTGGAGAAACAGATAATGTTACCGATTTGTTTAAGGAAATCGAAACATGCTATGCGGGGGGGGGCAAGCGTGTTTGACACGATTAGTCAAGATGACTTGATAATGGCTTTCTTTCCTTGCATCTATTTTGAGAGTTTACAACAAACTTGTTTTGATTTAACAAGCATAAACTACAGAAATAAGACCATGTGTGAAAGAATAGAACTCACGCTCGAACGATTGGACAAAAGGACAATGTTTCATGCCTTACTATATAAACTTCTTTGGATTGCTTTCAGAAAAAGGTTAAGGCTTATCGTTGAAAATCCCGCTACAGAACCGAATTATTTAATGACTGGTCAAAACTTCCCTAAGCCAACAATTATAGACAGAAACAGAATGCTGAGAGGTGATTATTTTGTAAAGCCAACGGGTTATTGGTTTATTAATTGCAAGCCAACGTATGGGCGCTCTTTGCAGAATGACAAAGAAAAGAGAACTATCATGAAAGCAAAGATGTCGCCACAAGCTGGCGTGTGTAGCATGGAACGGTCGCTAATCTCTCCTGATTATGCTCGTAATTTTATATGTGATTTTATCATAGGGAAGAAGCAGAAAATAACAGAATTATCTCTATTTAACAATGTCGATTAGCAAGGTATATAATATGGACTGTATGGAATATATGAAGTCTATACCTGATAAGTTTTTTGATTTAGCCATAGTAGATCCACCGTATGGCTTACCAAAAGATAGTTCTAATGGTCGAGGTAAGCTAAAAAATAGAAAATTCAACAAGGGGCATATTATAGATTGGGATATAGCTCCTTCAAAAGAGTATTTTAACGAATTGTTTAGGGTGAGCAAAAACCAAATCATTTGGGGTGGAAACTATTTTGACCTACCACCTACAAGATGTTTTGTTTGTTGGGATAAAGTTCAACCTTGGGAAAACTTTTCTCAGGTAGAGTTCGCTTGGACTTCTTTTGATTACCCTGCAAAACTGTTTCGGTTTGATAATAGAACGGGAGACAAGATTCACCCAACGCAAAAACCAGTTGAGCTGTATGCTTATTTGCTAAAAACATTTGCAAAGAAAGGTGATAGAATATTGGACACCCATTTAGGGAGCGGCAGTAGCAGGATTGCTACGTATAAGCTTGGCTTTGATTTTTATGGGTGCGAAATAGATAAAGACTATTTGGATTCTATGGAAGAAAGGTTTAAGCGCGAGAGTCTTGGGGAGTTTAAGACAAAGAGTGGGAAAATAATAAAGCAACTTAACTTATTTGGATAAATTACTATGACTGTATTAGAAGCACAGATGCAAGTTGAGTATGGTCTATTCTTGCTCAAAAAGTATTTAGAAGAACTGAAAGCAAAAATTTCTCCAACAAATGCTGTAATAGACAAGATTTGTGGACATGATGGAACAGGGGAAATTAAGGACAATATCATACAAGTTCTTAATGATATTATAGAAGCAAAAACTTTTCTTGGTTGTGATTGCGAAAGAGAAAAGGAAATTATTAAGCAAATTATGATGATAAAACTATGAAATACTTAGGAAGCAAACGTAGAATTGCATATGATATACTGTCTATCATTCTTGACGAAATGAAAGATGGCGATTACTTTGTAGATGCCTTTTGTGGTGGCTGCAATCTATTGGATAAAGTGCCAGACACTTTCAAGCGAATTGCGAATGACAAAAACGAGTATCTAATTGAAATGTGGAAAGCTATTATTGGAGGTTGGCAACCACCGCTTACCATTGATAGGGAATTGTATTCTTATATAAGAGAAAAATACAACAAGAGAGACTTTTCCTGTTATGGTAAAGATGTTATCGGCTGGGTGGGATTCATGGCGAGTGTGAATGGTCGCTTCTACTCTGGTGGGTACAGTGGTCATTGTGTGAAGATTGGTAATGGCAAGACGAGAGATTATATTTCCGAATCAATCCGAAACATTCAGCCACAAATACCACTATTGAAAGACGTTGATTTCCGCTGTGGTAGTTACGACGAGGTGGAGTTGCCGCCTGCTGGCAGAACAACCATCTACTGTGATATTCCTTACAAAGGAGTAAAGCAATACACAACATCAAAAGACTTTAATTATAACAAGTTCTATGATTGGTGTCGACAAAAACATTTAGAGGGTTACAGAATATTCGTTTCGGAATACCAAATGCCCGATGACTTCAAATGCGTTTGGCAAAAGCAAATTACTTGTGCCATGAACCAAACAATTACAAAGAAACCTATTGAAAAGCTGTTCACGCTATGAAAGTATATTTTCACGAATTGTCTGATGCAGAGTTTCAGCAGGCAATAAAAGATAAGAAAAGGTATAGCGACTTCTTACAACCCGATTGGTGTCTTCTTTCCCGTGCGCTTGATTCCGATATGAGCTGTTTATTATTAAGGAACAGACGCATTAAAAGAATTGAAGATTGCAAAGGCTGTCAACTTTGCAAAAAATACAAGACAAATAGAGAACGTAGGATTTTTCGGAACTCAACAGAATAGTTATGGAAAGTAAAATAGACAGACATGCTGCCGAGTGGATAAAGAAGCACCCGAAAGCGACACTTGAAGAAGCGTTTAAGGCAGGGTATTGGAAATGTTGTGATAATTGGTGTAAACAAGAAAGATGATATGAATAAGTCAGACAACATAACAATTTATGGAATACGCTTGCTTGCCATTAAACAAGTATTGAACAGATTGCTTGATGATGGATATTTTGATTGTCACAAAAAAGAAGACGCTATCTATAACAAAGCTATAATAAAACTTTGCTTGTCTGATAGTCATGCTTCAGATGAATTTATGGCAGGAGGAAATGGTTTTCGTTTCAGAAATCACAAGAAAGACAGAAAAGGGAAATTGGTAAGTGTGGAAGCATACTTGCCATAATAATAAGTAGAAAGATATGAAAGAAGCAAAATTTAAGGTTGGAGATAAAGTCGTGTTGACAGAGAAGGGAAAGAGGGCTGTTGAGAATCGCTTTTACAGGGATAAGGTATATCTTGTCAAGGGTATAAATGGCGATTTCTACACGTGTATATATGAAGAAGACAATACCATTCTTTATATGGAGCCAGATGGTATCAAACGTTATGCTTGTGGACGTAAAGAGGAGCAATTCAAGCAACTTACCCAACAAATGCTTGAAACATTCAAAAAAAAGAATGCAGACTATGGGGATAGTACAACACAAACATTCAGAGAATTTGGGCTGACTTCATACGCTATAAGGCTGAATGACAAACTAAATAGGATTAAGTCATTCTGCAAGAAAGGAGAACTGGAAGTGAAAGACGAGAGTGTTGTGGATTCTCTGATGGATATGGCATCATACTGCCTGTTGGCGGTTATTGATATTAAAAATCAAGAAAAAGAGTAAATTCTAAAAGGTAAGATTATGAAATACGAAAATTTAAGAATAGCGGAGATAGATGACGAGTACATCGTTCTTGAGAATGACAACAAGGAAAAACTAAGAATAAGCAGTTATCATTGCCAAGATTGTTGCGAAGAACACTATTTGGATTTTTCTGGATTTGAAGAACTGGTGGAAGACGGTATGCTCTTCTGTGTAGATACGGAAAATCCCGAGTCTTTCTTTTGTCGGGTTGAAGATTTTGGCATTAGACTGCTGCCGACAAACAGTCATCCTGTTTCAGTTCCGGGTTATGGAAGCAACAATGGCTATTACAGTTCCGACTTATACCTTACCGTAGAAGATTTACGCTTCCACAAAGAGGTGTTGCGTGTTGATGTTTCCGAGTGTCAAGATATAAACTGAGGGTAATGGGAAAGAAGATTGAACAAAAAGCTGACATAGCTTATCCACGTGCTAATGATGATGACGCACCCGTTTCTGTATATGCAGAAAGGAGGGCGTACATACAAGGCTATGAACAGGCATTGCAGGACATGAAGGGGCATCTTAACATTGCCGCTATTGCTGGCAAAAGATTCATGGTGTTGGATATGTATAAGTGGATTGATAGAAGGCTTAAAGATTGATATATGGAAACCAATGAAGAGGTGAGCATGTACTTACTTTCTGTTATTCCTAAGGTAGAAATAGAGAGAGTTTTCTCTTCGGACACAAGAGCTGAAATTTGTGGAGATTTTCTCGGATTTGTCAATACCTACTTCCACTTATCAAAAATAATTCCAAAAGACTTTATAATAATAGATATAGGGTGCGGCTATAATGCACAAAGTTATTTATTCAATGAGTTTCAGCGTGTTTATGCAGTAAATCCATTGAATGAGATTAGTGGATTTCATTTTGAGTATTTTTGTGCGCCTAATTGCACGTTGTTTGATATGACAGCAGGAGAATTTATCGAGCAAGAATTACCAAAATTAAATTTAGATTTAAAAAAATGCTTTGCAATATGCAACTATGTTCCAAATTGGCATAACGAAAAACCTATGGAACTTGTTGCAAAAACATTTCCTAATCATTATGTTTTTTATCCGAAAAAAACAAATAGTCATGGCAGATATAAATTGGTTAAAAAAGATAGTAAATGATTAAGGGAAAAACAAAGGAACTTAAGATATGGATAAAATTAAAGTTTTTAATTATAACGGAAGTGATATAACGTTTAGTAGTGGAAATGGGGTAATGGTCAATGCCACGGAAATGGCGAGGGCTTTTGATAAGAGACCAATTGACTATCTCCGTCTTCCAACTACCATAGAGTTGGTAAATGCAATTGTGAGAAAATCTCACATTTCGGAAAGTCAGTTAATTATAACCAAGCAAGGCAGCTCTATTAATGGTGGTGGAACGTGGTTACACGAAGATGTTGCCTTGGATTTCGCTCAATGGCTTTCTGTTGATTTTAGGCTGTGGTGCAATGACCGTATCAAAGAGTTGCTAAAGCACGGTATGACCGCTACACAACCAACTTTGGAGCAAATGGTTGACAACCCTGATCTCGTGATAGAACTCGCTGTAAAGCTAAAAGAAGAACGTGCCGAGAAAGAAAAGTTACAGCAAGAGGGCAAGGAGTTGCGCGCAAAATTAGTGGAACAAGCCCCGAAAGTAGCTTTTGCCAATGCCATTGAAGCGAGTAAGTCAAGTTGTCTGATTGGTGAACTTGCCAAGATAATTACGCAGAATGGATATGAGATAGGACAAAATAGACTATTCAAGTGGCTACGCAATAATGGCTATCTTGGAAAGAAAGGGGAGTACTACAATATACCCAATCAACTATACATCGAGCAAGGTTTATTTGAAATAAAGAAGGGGGTGCGTAGTGGAAACGAAGGAGTTATGCACACCACGATAACCACTAAGGTTACAGGCAAGGGGTGTAGTTATTTTATCAATAAGTTTTTAGGAGGAAGATAATTATGGCTGATATAAATTGGTTAGCAGAGATAGTAAAAGTCCATAAATTTCATATAGAATTTTATTATTCAAGTATTACCGATTGGTGCTTGATGATAACAAGAAAAGGGTGTGACAAAGACGGTGGCGACGTTGTTGTTTTTGATGATGAATGCCATGATTTGTCTTTGCTATTATCAAAGGCAGAGGTCGCTGTTAAAGAGTATTGTCTTGAAGAATTAGGAGGGTATTAGACTATGTTACGATTAGCAGTAAAGCCAAAAGACAAAGACGGAGTGATAATGTTTGTCAAGTCTTACAAACGAGACTGGTCGTTTAGAAAGAAGTTGGTGCTTACCCCTTTGTTGGGAGAAGCAATAAGTATAGACAATCTTGGGGGTGCAGATACGGTAAAAGCCATCTGTTCTTTGAGAGAAAAAGGGGCTTCCTATTGTTATGTAGGAAGCTGTGAGATTGAAAAACTTGTTGCTCATAGCCAGTTTTATATCATCGCCAAGCACACCAAGAAAGGACTTGAGTACTATTGTTCTGAAAAGGAAGTGTACGACAATAAACTCAAACGGAGAATACAAGTGCAAGAGTTTACCCAAGATATAAGCAAGGCAGAGTTTTCAAAAAGCATTGATAGCGTAAACGATGTGCTCACAAGGATAAGGCAGAACTCAAACGAAAAGATAACATCGTATGGGGTATTTCTCACCGTCGAGAACGACTTAAATAAGCCTAACATCATCTTTGCGCTGACAAACAAAATCTCAAAGAAAACTCGGTATCTAAAAAGCTATGATTTGAACGGCAAGAGTTCTGACAAGGTACAGATGTGCGACTATATGGATTGTGCATTACAAGTTACTTATGATGAGGCTTTGAAGATTTACGATGACCTGCATACAAAGCACAAGAGCTTTCTGGTAAATCTTCATATCAGGAAAGATGGCGAGAATACCCCTGCAAAGGATTTTGTTTGCAAAAAGGAGAGTATTCGGATTGGGTTTAAGTTGAAAGTGTAGCAAGTTATGTTAACAGAACAAGAAAAGCAACGAAGAAAATTCATTCAACAAGAACTGAAGAAAAAGAACTTAGCCTTGTTCTACAAAGAGTTTGGGGTAAATCATCGCGCTTGGCTTAAAGAACTTGCAAATAAGTACAAAGGGAGAGGTAAACACCCCCTCTCTCCGCTTATTTTGTCAGATTACTACCAAGACTACGGTGATAAACTTTTAGCCACTCTGATAGCGTGCTTTTTGCTTGACGACAATCATAGAGTAATGCAGCAAGTATTATCTATGAAAAGTCTACTTGGAGAACACCCATATAAAGAGTTATATTCCAATCGCGCTTTTGTACAGTTGTCAAATGGAGACAATCAAACAAATAGTATATCCTACTTTGGTTCTGTGAGGTATTGGCAAGTATCAAAACTGCTCGATATTGTTTGGAATATAGAACATGACAAAGGGAAGCCTTTGTTTGAGGTATTCTTAGACTTAGTTACTGTTTGGGAATACACTCCATACCACGCTTTGCTTTCTCTTTTTGAAAGTCTGCCTGTTGAACGCCCAGAGTTCCGCATAAATCTCGCTCTAATGCGCTTATGTGAACCCAATGGCACAAATACTTGTCTTTGGAATATTCGTGGGTTAGAACGCAAATTAAAGTGTCCTTTTGACAAGGGCATAAAGTCCTTTATGGAAAACTGGCTTCCACTCTATGCCCGAACTTTTACTTTTGCCGAAGCTTGTCGTATAATGGGATTTGAAAACGAGGTTGATTTCTACTATTCTTATCTCGGATTCAAAGAATTGGCCGCTTATCGCCCACAAGAGGTGAGAGATTATATACATCTATACTCAATTCAGTATAGTCATAGACAAGCTGACAAGAATGGTAGAAGAAGATTGAAAAATAAAATACCAAACATTGAGTTTGGTGATTAAAAATGTACCCACACAAGTTGTTGAGCTTGTGTGGGGTTTTAAATTGTGTTCAATTAAAAGGCGGTTAAATCTTTATGGTGGTTATTGGTGAGTTGTAAACTTGCATTGGGGATAATTAGAACAGCCATAAAAGCTACCGTACTTCCCTGTTCTTAAAACAAGCGTACCACCACAATTTGGACATATTCCAAATGCTTTTTTGCGGTCGTTTTCGTACTTAGCTGCTCGGACGCTACGAATATGTGCTTTATTATCAACAAGTTTACGAATGTTGTTTTTAATGAGTAATTCAAAGATTTTAAAAACATCTTCCTCTGTAACGTATGCCGTCCTATATGATTCAATCGTAGAAAGCAGGTCGGAGACATATATTACATGATGCTTAGTAGCTACTTTGCTTATATTGGCGCTGCCTGTAAAAACTACGATAGGTATTATTTTTGCATGAGGGCATTCATTCAGATGTTTTTTTAATTGAAACTTATGTCCTATAGCTTGTTTCACTGGGTTGTAAAACTTGTTCTTTGTGATATAGGTGTACGTATTCCAGCTTCTCTTGTATGTTACATCTGTTGCAATCACTTGAGTCCATTCCAAACGGTCATCATTTCCGTAAATATCACCACTATAATTTTTTGTTTCAATAACAAATAGACCATATTTGGAAATAACAATATGATCTATCTGTGTTGTTCCATATTTTGTTGTTAAGACAATATCACTCATTACGCAATATTCGTCAGGCAATTGTAGAAGAACTTTGTGTACTGCCACTTCTCCTTGCTTTCCTCTGTGTTTAGGGGAGTTGTGCCACCTGCACCAAAAAATTAAGCCGAAGAGGGCGACAAACAAAAGAGTATAAGAAAAAGATAACAACAGCATAGATTTGCTTGTATTAAAATTCAAAGAAACTATTATTTTTTTGGAAGATTGGGTTGTTTGCTTGTGATTTTGTTTTTTTTAATATTGATTTACACATCTTGAAAAAATGCCATTGCATTTACTCCAGGCTTCTTCCCGTCTATGCAGACATATCTGTCTGTCATATTCGTTGTACTGTGACCTGCAAGCGTTCTAATAACCTCGACGGGTACGTCTTTCTGTGCAAGAATAGTGCAGAAGGTGCGCCTTGCGGTGTGCATGGTAACAAACTCCCACTTCTGACCTTTCTTTAATTTGCCACCGACATAAAGCTGTACTTCTTCTGTCATGCCGATACTCATGCAAATACGCTGTATGGTTCTGTTCAATACTGCGGTAAGATGCTCTTTGTAAGGTTTGTCTAAATACTTGGATAGCCGTTTATGTACAGGCTGATTTATTTCTGTCTTTGTTTTTTGTGACACATAAGACAGAATCCCATTTGACACGTTCTCCCTTGAGAATTTCTTTGCGTCAGAACTTCTGCTACCAGTCAAGCATGCACGCATGAATATAATCTTGGTATCAAGTTCTGTTTTACTCTTCGGCCTGTATGCGTCAAGAGCATTTAGTTCTTCTTCTGTCAGTGCAACGTGCTGCGATGGAACTTTCTTGCTGCCAAGCGCGCTTGAAAAATTCTTGCAAGGTATAACGCCTTCTTCCGAGTATTCGTTAAGCAATGCCTTTATTAGAGATAGGTAAGTGTATGAGCTATTGGGAGATACAACTGACTTGACGTACTCTGATATAGTCGCAAGGTTTACCTTTGTAAGGTCCTCCCATCTGATTATGTCCTTGTGCAGGGCATCGCACATCATTCTTACTACTTGTGGGCGCGTTGGGTTTTTTGTGATAAAAGCTCCAATAAAGCCCTTTTTCCATGTTTCAAATGAATAGCAATCTATATTATCCATAAATGTATTGGATAGAATAGACGTAAATTGTTTATCGGTACACTTGTTTCCGAGAAACACTCTTAATTCTTCCTTGTTCATAATTGTGTTTTTTTAGATGTATGACTTGTTTTAAGCAGGTGGTACAGGCTTCTCTCCCGTACCACCCTATCAATTATGAAAGCTACCCGTATTATAAGGAACGATAGCGCATACCTGTTATTAACATTTAAAATTATTCTGTAGACTTGTCTACGATATTCCAATATACCTCGCGCCCAAGCATTCCCTGTATTGCACTTGTTAACTGTGCGAATAAGTCGCTTTGGTTCTGTAAGTATGTTTCTTGACTGTCTTCTTTGTCAAAGAACAGGTGTAGATTTTCAACCCAAGTTGCTGCATCTGCAAATTTCTTACCTACGTTTACATTCTCAAGCATTATGTTGTTATTTGTTTTCTTTTCCATTTTAGTTATGTGTTTATTTGATTGTTGTGAGTGTAGGTTTGCTAAAACTTCCGCCAAAAAGCATATTAATATATGCAAGCCCTTTCTGCGTGCAAATACACTTCATTACAATTAAATCTGTATGATTTTCTCGCTTAATAGGTGGGAGTTCGGTTAGTTTAAAATAGCCTGCGTCTATAAATCTTTGTTTTGGCTCGTTCCTGTTTCCAAAAAAGACACCTTTTTCTCTTAGTTTTTTAAAAAGTGTATTACGACCAAAAGGTAATCCAAGTATTTTTGCAGCTTGCCCAATATCAACATTACCCTCCGCTTTGAAAGCCGCATCAGCAAAATCTGCTTTGGGCTGTAGCTTTTGGATTTGGCTGTCTTGTATTGAAATACGCTCGTTTGCTTGCTCTAACATCTGCTCGTGCTTGGTGATTGTCGCCTGCGCCACCTG